ACTTGGATGACAGAAGTTATTGCATTTGGTAAATTAACTGGGAATAGATTTATTTATGGTATTGGTCCTGAAAGTAGAGAAAATAAAGTCTTTAATGAATTATATGCGCTTCCAAGTCATTTAGTTGATATAAAGAGTAATGGCATATTTGAACCTGTGGCAAAATATTGTATGAATTATGGTAGAAATCAATACGACATTGATGCATCTGATGTATTACATATCGCAGATTTTAATCCTGATTATGATGGAAGTGGTTCACATTTATACGGACAATCACCACTTTTAAGTGGTTTACGTTCTATGACAAGTAATAACGAAGCTGTGGAAACAGGACTAAAATATCTACAAAATCAAACAGCAAGAGGAATATTAACAAGTGAAGATGAATCACTTACACCAACACAGGCACAACAATTAAAAGATGCATTTAGAAGAAATTACCAAGGGTCACATAATGCAGGAGATGTGATTGTAACACCTAAAAAATTATCATGGACAAATTTTGGATTAAGTGCAGGTGATTTACAATTAATAGAAACATATAACGCAAGTATTAAAGACCTTTGTAACATATTTAGTGTACCTGTACAATTATTAAATAATACAGAATCTTCTACATATAACAATATGCGTGAAGCAAAAAAGGCATTGTATCAAAATTGTGTAATTCCTGAACTTGATAAATTAAGAGACGAATTAAATAGGTGGTTGGTACCTCTATATGGCGAAAATTTATTTTTAGATTTTGATTACTCTTCTATTTCAGAACTACAACAAGAACAAGAAAAGATTGTAGCACAACTTAGTCAGTCATATTGGTTGTCAAGCAACGAAAAAAGAATGGCAATGGGTTATGGTCTTGACGAAGATTTAGATATAATGAACGATTATTTAGTACCAAGTGCATTTATACCAATATCTGATTTAGACCTTGGTTCTGAAAAAAACTTTTTTGAAAGTGCAGTAGAAGAAAAACAAGAAATAAATGAAAGATTAAGAAAAGCATTAAAGAAAAAAGCAGATGACCATAATGAAAGTGTAAGAAGCAAGACAAAGAAAACCAACGTAAGAACTTTATTTGCTGTATATAAAAGAGGTATTGGTGCATACAGAACAAATCCACAATCAGTAAGACCAACAGTATCAAGCGAACAGCAATGGGCAATGGCGCGCGTAAATTCTTACCTTTATGCTTTAAAAAATGGTAAATTTAGAAGTGGTAAACATGATACAGATTTATTTCCTGAAGGTCATCCGTTAAGTTCTAAAGGCAAATCCTATCATGACGAGGAAGATGAAAGAAGATATTCTAAACAGGCACAAGATGAAGTATACGATACGCCTGACGAGGCCATGGATAGAGCAAGAGAAATTGGTTGTACACTCACTCATAGTCATAATACAGAAGATGGTACTATTTATATGCCTTGTAGAGATATGAATGAACTTGAAGATGCACTTGGTTCTGAAAAACAAGAAACATATGGTGGTTATCCAAAAAAAGCAATAGCAAATGCTGAAAGGGCAATTAAAATAAATAATAAGCATAATAATGCATGTGCAACAGCTGTTGGAAAACAGAGAGCACAAGATATTGTTGCAAATAGGCCATTTTCTTTATCTGTTTTAAAAAGAGTTTATAGTTATCTATCACGTGCAAAGGCATATGATACAGGTAGTTATGAAAAAGATGACAAGCCTGTATGTGGTACAATAAGTTATAATCTTTGGGGCGGTGATGCAATGTTGAATTGGTCTGATAGAAAGCTGAAACAAATAGAGGAATAATGCCTTCTAAAAATTTGCACAAAGAATATAATTTTTCTTTGAGAAAATTTATTGTAGCTTTTAAAAAAGGATATACAAAATTATATAGACAATCACAAAGAAAAAATTTCACAATATCAAAGAAATATTACAGGAAAGGTTACGATGCCTGTATTGATGATTTTTTAAAGAATGGATTAAAAGATAAAGAAGCATATGAAATCTTTTTTCAAAAAAATGCA